CCGCCATTAATCCAGCAAAAACAGCTAACATTGCTACTGGGTGCATTTTCATTCCCATCATACTTTGTAATGCTCCAGATATCATCATTGTTGTATTTAATGCCATTAAAGCAGCATTTAATGTCATTATATTTTTCATCATTGGACTATCTGCTGCTCCTAACATCATACCAGCAGTAAACATACCCATTAAAGATGATGTTACCATAGATATTGCTTGACCCATCATTTGATATTGAAGAGTTAATGTTTTAGTTTGTAATACCTGTCGATTCATTCCTTGTTCTAATGGACCGTGCAAATTAGCAAATGCAGCAACTTTAGCAAGTTCCATAGCAGTAGTACTTACTGACATTCCTAATTGACGTTGAGATTGTACAAGACCATTTGTAAATACTGTAGCTAATTTCATTCCAAGTGCAACTTTTAATAATGTTCCACCCGGTCCCCCAGCTAATTCTGTTAAGAAATTCATAGCTTCAAAAATTCTTAATATACCTGCTCCTAACATTTCCATACCTTTTAAAAATGCTGGGTCTGATATTATCTGAGTAAAAGAAGTAAGTCCAAGTACGACCGCATTTATTATTCCTGGCTGTAACTCTTTAAATAATAATACCATACTGTCTACCATAGCTCCTACTTGTTGAATTACCTCTGGTGAACGTAGGGGTGCCAAGAACTCTTGGCGAAGCTTTGCGAATATTGCGGTAAACGATTGCATTTGAACGTTCACAACGTCCATTAATGCACCTTGGGAATTAGTAACGTCTGATAACATAGTCTGATACTCATCCGCAGCACCAATTAATAAACCAAACGAACGTAGCGCACGTACAGTAAATACGTCTGAGGCCGACTGAAGCATCTCTAAGGTTAACTGTTCTCCACTAAACGCAGCCATAAGTGCGTCAATGTCCAATTTACCATCTCTAATAATCTGGAAAGTCATTCCCATACTGTCCATAAATGCTTGAAGTTCGTCAGTGTTCGTTATCATATCCAAGAACATCTTGTTTACAGAACGTGCACTAATACCAGCTTCTAAAGCACGATTAGAAAGAACGGCCATTATAGATACTAATTGTTCAAAACTAACACCCGACATAACAGCAGTAGAACCTGCAAATGCAAATGCTTTTTGTAAATCACCTATATCTAATATAGATTGTTGAGTTGCTACTTGCATAGCGTCCATTAATTCAGTGGCTTCTCCAAACTCTTTCCCAAATGTATTTACAGCGAAAACAGTCATACGAGCAGCTTCTTCAAATGCGATTCCGTTAGCTTTAGATAGAGCTGTCATTGCACCAATTGATTCGTTTACTTCCTCAACTGTTAGACCAGCTTTAGATAACATAACAGCACCCTCTGCTATTTCGTCACCAGAAACACCAAACTGTGCAGCTACTTGATTAATAGAATCAGCTAACGCATACATATCACTTTCAGTAACACCACCTAAAGCACGAACTGTAGTTAATGATTCTTGAAATTGATTGACTGCATTATAAGCAACAAAAGCTCCAGCACCTAATGCTACAAATGAAGCCGAAACTGCCATAAGTGCAGTATCTGCCATTCTAGAACTACTTTGAATAATTGAAGAAGTAGCCATCATTCTAGCATCTATCTGAGCTAAAGCAGCCTGTGCCTGAGAAGTATTAATATTATAATTGACGAACATACCAGCAGCCATTATCGAGAACCTCCTACTTGACTTCTATGATATCCTGCTCTTGTATATAATCCTTTACGGAACTTACGTCTTCTTGCTTTTCTAGTAAATGGTACAGGACTTCCACCTCTTGCACCTGCTAATCCCAATGACATTGCTTTTACATAAGCTACAGCTGCGCCTAAGTTCTTTTTACCAAATAGCAAACCTCTAACATCAGACATTAAACCAATGTAGTGCCAGAATTTACTTGGAGGAACAAACCACCAAATTAAATGATTACCAAAAAGTTTTCTTAATATTCCTTTCATTTGCCTACTTTTATTAATTAAATTATCAGTTTGTAAATCAAATAAAGAAACTCTTGGTTCTTTTTTCAATCCAGCTTTTCCTCTAATTCTAGCAGTCTTAATAGCTTCTGCTTGCACCATAGAGCCCCTTAAATATGCAGCATTAATATCATTAAATGACATAAATGCATCTAGTTCTGTTTCTCTATATGCTCTATTAAAATTCTTAGCGCCATCTTCTAAATAACGATGTAATACTAATTCTACCATACCCATACCATTCGATAATCCTTCTGCAATAAAAGAACGCTTTGGCATTTTTGATGTACCACTATCGTGATAAAATACATAAGGAGTAATATAAAATGGTTCTACTATTCCTCCTATTTTCATTTGAGCACTACGTGGAGAATCTTTAGCCGCAGCAGCTTTTAAAGCTTGTTGATAATTTCTACCTGCATAAGGATAAGTTACTTGTGCAACTGGGGCTAATCTAGCGACAACATCCATCAATGAAGCTCCTCTCATATGTGGAGGATATGCAGTATATCCTTTTTGTGTTTTATATGGAGCTCCAAAAAAACCAGACGAGCTTCCTGCTTTCTGCATTTCTCGCTGAGCTTTAGTAACTCCTGGCCCAGCATTTCTAGACATTAAATAAGTAGTAATATTTTTATGTAAAGAAGCACCCGGCATTGTGTATCCTGCAACAGCACCTATATTTGGTCCTTGAAATCTACCACTAACGCCGTGAGGCCAATTAGCCCATCTATATGTGTATGCTTGCCAGCCATCAGGCAAAGTAGGAGTCCAAGTAACACCGAATAATGGTATAGCTGGATATGGAACGTGACCACCATATTTAGAATATCTTCTTTTCTTATTCTTTATAGTTTCCATAGATAAAGGTTGCCATTTCATACGACCAGCTCGGAAGTATTCTTCCTTAATAGAATCTCCTATTATACCTCCAGCGTGTTGATTTACATATGGTACAGTCATCTCTAAATATTTTCTTAAACCAAATGTTTTATTTCTTGCAGCGTTTGCTTCTAATGCACTTAATGAAATTCTATGAGGCATACTTTTTAAATCTCTAAATACACTATCTGGAGTTCTCTGTACCCAGCTATTAAAAGCTTTGCCCTGTCTACTTAATTCATTTCTAAGTAATCTATTAACTGCGGTCCTACCTTCTTGCGCACTTATCGTTCTTCGCCAAGTACCACTTTTAGCTTCAAAAATTTCTTTACCTGGCTGAAGACCTATTTTTTTTGCAAAGGTACCTGATACAGCAAACTTTCCATCCGCCAGTCTTTCGACTGGTCCTACGTCGTGTAGTGCGAATAAATCTACTGCTTGTTTCAAGTCTATTTCAGACATTATCTTGCTTGAGCCTTTGCTTCCTCCATCGCCCTTTCTTTTTCTTCCGCTATATAAGCGTCGAATTGGTTCATAGAGACTAATACTTCGGGTGGCAATGACATAACCGAAGGTACATCTCTCATTTTTATTTTATATTGTTCGATATTTGTTGCTGCGTGTGTTCCGTTCGCCTTATCCCAGGTCCACTCCGTAACTACGGGTAGTTCAAACCAGGGTTCGCTAACGACCGGCAACGACCATTCTTTCGCGAGATTTAATAAGGCTAGTTCTTGGTCGTCGTATCTAAATTTTCAGAGATTGATTTCCAGATTTCGTTTCTGTCTATTCCTAACATTTCAAAATAAAACGGTAAGATAGCAGCTCTATCTGGAGCTTCCATTAATTTTAAATCTTCTTGAAGCGCTTTCTCAGATTCGTCTCCGAATTCTAAGCATAGTGTTTTAAGAACTTTGGCGCAGATACGAACATCTGCGTCAGCGGCTCCTTCTAAGGTAGCCGAAAAATCTTGAAGTTGTTTAATCTCTCCAATACTCGGACGTTTGAATTTAAGCTTATCCCCTGATAGGGGTAGTTGTAATTCAACCGTTGTATCTGGTTTCGTGTATTTGTCTAATAGTTTTCCCATTCCTTTTTCCTCCTATTAATATTTTCCTTAGCTCACGCTAAGGGATTGGCGTATGACATCAATGCGTTAAGTTTAACCGTATAGAGTTGTTGCACTATCAGCGTGAACATCGTAAGAACTACCTGAATTGACAGCGTTTGCCATATTAAAGAATTGGACAAACCTTGCATCTTCCCAAGTTAATGTTCCACGTGATGCTTGTTTATTAGCAAAGCTAATTGAACAGCCTATCTTAACATTGTGGAAAACCCACATTAAGTAACTGCTAGCGCTAATTTTTTGTTCTACAACAATTGCATAACCACGCTCATCTGTTGGTGGAGTTCCACTAGTAAAACTAGTTGGCACGTCATTGTCATCAGTTGGGTCCCATAATGGATTATTACTATCCGTAGCGTTCCAACCGTTTGGCAAGTCGTATGCCAATCCCTTTAGAAGCATATGGTCCCAGTCATCATTAGAACCAGTGTGTGCACTAGTTTCTTTCATAATGAAATCTGCGCTTCCGCTACCAGTCATTTTTATTTCAATGTCGTGGTCATAAGGGTCTGCCAATGATTGATATGTGTCATATTCTTTACCGTAACTACCTATTGATACACCAGTCACATTATCTACTGGATAATATGTCCTTGAAGTTCCCAATGAACCTCCAGTTACTCCTCCAACTGAACCTGCAGTTGATGATAATCTAGAAGCTCCTAAGTCACTTAGTACTCCACTAGTTACTGAAAATGAACTCATATCAATTGCGTTTTCTCTTGCAATGTAAACTTTTACAGCATCTTTTATAAATGTTGCCATATTTAATTACCTCATATACCCGAGAGACTCCAGTCGTTGCATTTCCAATTAACTGATGCCCTCGTGGCTTGTTTGTTTGCGAAACTTGGAGTGACTGAATCTAAAATCACATTGTTGAAGGTATACTTCACTCCACTTGTTTCGGCTGCGTCGATGAAGTCAAAGACCTCAACTTTTAAACCTTCTGTTTGTTTGAATTTTATATAATGAATAGCTTCGTTTGCAGTATTTAAAGTAGCGTCAGCGATTGCTGCATTAGAGTCTATATAAAGACCAGCATAGTCTTGTCTGGTATCAGCGAAATAAAATTCTAAATTTCCTGTATTACCGTCGGTCCTCGTAACTCTTAACCAATAGTCTGTTCCTATTGTAAGACGGTCAGCATCACTCCAAGATGAATGAGGAGTTACTACAAACCATTTCTTTGCGGCGTTGAATGTTGCGTGAGCAACAGACTGTGATGCACTTGTTGACATACCACTTACTGAACTATCTGTAGGAACACCTGAACTGTCAGTAACTATGTCTACTGTAAATGTGTGATTGTCCGTGGTAGAACATTTAACAACAAAAGCCACAGCATCTAACCTCTCTCCTTGCGCTCTAAACTTAACCCACATAGTATCATTAGCTCCGTCCATTGCTGCTTTACTAGTTCCTGCTTCGGATATTCTTCTAAATACTGAAGTATATCTTGGAATAGTATATGTAACTTCATTGGTAGCATCGAAATCTAAATCTACGTGGAATACTCCATCGTCTGCATCTCCACTAGCTAATGTAGTTGCATCATCATCTTGCAAGTCCCAATAACCAGTTGTGAGTGCAAATGCCTCTTTAAATTTATTATCTCCACCTGTTACATCAGAAGCTATAAAATCAAAGCTTCCACTTGCTTCTTCCATAATCTCAATGTCGTGGTCGTAAGGGTCTGCTAATGTTTGAAAAGTATCATAAACTTTTCCCATAGAGCCTATACTAACACCAGTGAGGTGTGATACGTCGTGTCCGTTAAACTCGACTCTTGTTCGTTGTCCTAAGAAATTTGCCATATTTATCTATCCTGTTGTATCTACGTATGTGACTGACATCCCTAAAGCTCCCCTATATAGAAACTCATCTTCGCCTATAGGAACTTGTGCGGCCGTTTCTCCTACGGTAGTATTATGTTCAATAACACTAACATTTGAGAACGTCATATCATTCAAAGTTTTTTGAAGCTTATCAAGGGCATAATTGACTAAACGTTTTCTAGTAAGGGCTGTTCCTCCGACCGTTATTGAATTAAATTCGTTAACGTTCACCTGGAATACAAAGTCCGAACTAAACATTCTAGTACCGTCCATAAAATAATCTACGGGCGTACTTTCGTTGCCATATATAATATTTGGAACGTCATATTCAAAATCTGCATCTTCATCATCATCATTTTCTGCGCTAAAGATAGTGAAGTTAGGTTGGATAAAATCAGTCTCTGCATTAAGAGCCGTCTTAATATCGTCCTCAACTGTCTCTATCATCGAGATTGTCATTATGTTCCGCCTACGGTCGTTGTTGAAGAGCCGTCACTGTCTCTTCCTATTGTGTGCATATACGGTTTACTACGTACGTCTGTTCCCCTAGGTATGTATAAGTCACGTTCTTTAATGTACTCTACCTTAGTTGGGTCTTGCATATGCATCACCTCATATCCTCCCTGCATAAATCTGTGCCATTCTAACATACCCGTATCTTTCCACATTTTGTTTCTGTGTACTTTTTGGTATGCAAGAGCGGTTGCAAGGTGAGAAATTGCCTCATCTGTGAGGTATGTTCCTGTAGTGTGTGAAGTAATAGTTAGCGATGTATCCATTATCTCATTGTACATAGCCAAAGCTAAAGCTTCCATCTTGTCAGTAAAATCAGAATCACTGATAGTTCCTGACGCAATGCTTGATAAATCTCTGAACCGTACTAATATTGTGTCTGCTGCCATTATTTCTTACTCTCTATAAATTTCATACCTTCACTAGCGTGCCATATAGTCCTATCGCCATTGTCGTGTATTATTACATATAAAGACGAAGTTCTATCTATATAAACCTTTCCATACTCTATATCTTCAGAGTACTTAGGTTTCTTTACCATTCCACTTCCTAATTCTATAAATTCTTCCAAATCCAATTTCATTTTAATGCCTCCTTTAGCATTTCTTTCCAGTCTGATTGTGTCACTACGGTGTCCCACCACTTAGCACCAAACTTACTTTTGTTCGCATACATCTGCGTTTTAATATTCGTGTATACTCTTCTCTTAGAATATCCTGCTAAGTTATCTAACGTGTGTATCCACTCTCTTATTGTCGTCATAGGTCCATCTCCAAGTAATGTGTTATATCGTGAAATCCTGTATCTACGAAGTCTGTGTCATCTATAATATCTCCACTATCGAAAGGAGTAAAGTCTCCTACGTGTATTTCTCCACCAAATCCTGCAGTCTGGTCCCAAGTACCATCGTTATCAAATGCACCTTGTACATACCAGTCGTTTCCATCGGATACCTTGACAGTAGCTCCACTGTAAACATTGAAGGTATCACATACCTTATTGTCTTCGTCCATCGTCAATATTCCTTCACGAAGCTTAACGTCTGCATCTGTACTGAATTCGTTTGTTATACTGCTGAATGATAGTGTTGAACCAATTGCCATCTCATATAAGTCACTCGTATCATTATGGTCTTTACTAATAATCGAACCAGATGAACCTAAATCTAAATTAGTAATATCAAAATTACTATTAGTAAATTCCAATTTATTATCCTGTGAACGCATATCAGTACTAGATATACCTGTAATGACAATATTATCAAAAGCAGCGTGTGCTTTTCCACACGACAATCCGTGAGTTGTATTACTTATAGTATTATGATTAAAGGCAGTAATGGTTGAACCACTCGAAATATTCGCAGCGTAACCACTCATATTATCAAATGTACAATTAGTTACATCGGCGGTTCCTGAACCACACGCCCAATTAGCACCATAACTCATAGTTGTATAAGACATTGTTTGAGTCATATTAGTATTTACATCGTATCTATTTGATACTCCTGAGCCCCCGGCACTTGTTATTGTAATTCTATTTGGCACTGCACCTGTTACAGAACAGGCGATACTTCCTACACTATCCGCCGCATCGTCAGATGGGAAATTGCTTTCATTTAACTTCCACCAGTGAGTTGCTCCTATATCATTATCACTATCTGGATAACTTGTTGCAGTAACTTTACTTGGATTAACTGAACGTAATGTAGTTCGGTTAGCATCGGTTAATGCTTTTTCAAATATACGAACGTCTGCAATGTCCCCATCCCAATTATTATTAGAAGAATAACCTCCACCTATTTTTAATTGTGCCATCGTAGGTTGCTCTGCCGCACCCGAACTTAAAGTAGTATTTACATTTTGAAGAGTTCCATCTATATGTAAAGTTATATTTGTTATATCTGCTTGAGCATATCCAGGAATATACAATGACATATGATGCCAGTTTCCATCTAAGAAAGATGGTGCAGCATCCCAATATCTATAATTATTACTACCTAAATATATAAATGGTTTATTATTATTGTGAAACATAAACATTCCACGAGCACTATTTGCTGTAAAATCAGCTAAACCATTTTGTATTCCAGTTGCGGATGTTCTGAACCAACACGTATATGTGAATGGTCCCGAACCCGGCAATGGATTCGAATCTGCTGTCATTTCGTTTTCAAGTCCATCAAAAGATGCACCTGCACTGCCTTTACAATTTAACGTTCCCGATGAAGAACCGAATCCACATCCACTTACGTCTGTAAATGTTAAAGATGAAGCTTTATCTATATTTAAAGTACCAGAATTAGATACTGTTTTAGTAGTTAAGTTATGCCCTTGTGTTGTTAAACTTGTACCACCATCTAATTGTACCGTAGTAGCTGTAGTAGCTCCACCTAAAAGTACGGGTGTACTATTACTTGGTCGCAAAGTAGCATATGTTGTTGCTGTAGCAGTAGTAGTATTACCACTACCTGCTTGATAAACCATTGTACTTATATTGGCAAATGTTGTTCCCGATACTGTTGGTGTAGTTGTACCACTTATACCAAAGTTTCCAGAACGCACTATGTTAGCTCCTGAGCTATCTAATAAACCATAGATGTACGGTGTATCTGAAACAGTTAAAGTACCACTACCACTGACAGTCATATTAAAGAATTTTTGATTTTCAGGTATGTTTAATGATTTAGCACTACTTGAATTCATTACTAATGTACCTTCACTTGGCGTAGACCCACCAGTCCAAGTTAATGTTCCTGCTTCTGCCCAACTTCCATTCCAAGTTCCTGCGGTTTCGTTGCTTGATGCATTGTTAGGGTCGGATGCCGTTATTGCAGTTCCAGTTCCCTCATTAAATGTAAAATTAGCTATACAATCAGATGCACTTGACGTTGGTGTTGAATTAAACATATCTGCTCTTATTTGAGCTTCTGTTCTTGTAGTCCCCCATATGCGGACATTTTCTACGAAAGTGTCGTCTGCGCCTCCACCAAGAAAACTAGTAGTTCCGTTATACGAACCTATAAACAAATCATCATCATTTGCTGTCCACGTTGCACTATCTGCTGGCATCGTATGGACCGTCTCTAATTTACCATCTACATAAATATCATAATAAGCCTGTGAACCTGTATATCTTCTGCAAAATGCTAAATGATGCCATTTACCGTCTTCTAAATTAGGCATTGTAAAAGGATTAGCACTAAAATTCCAAGAACCTCCATCTGCCAAAGCCCACTGAGTTGCACTATCTCTTGCTATGTCAACTGCAAACTCTTGATTTTTCTGAACCCAATTTCCACCAGCAAAATCAGATTCCATTTTTATCCAACCTTCTACTGTAAATATGCCGTCAGCAAAAGCTCCTTTAATGTGGTCGTTTTCAGAATCACTTATTGGAATAGTAACTGTATCATTACTTCCATCAAATCTTAAACAACTTGCGCCAAGCAAACCACCACTGGTAGTAAAATCTCCTGCTACTGTAAGTGTCTGTGCATTACCTTGTAAGGTTCCACCTGTTGCAGTAGTAAGGTTCCCGAATGAAGTGGCACTGTTAATATCCAATGTTCCTGCACCAACAATGGTCGTTCCAAATGTATCTGAACCTGCCCAAGTATCGAATGTTCCTCCATTGAATAAAGTCGCATTCCATCCACCTCCAGTCGTTCCCCAATAGACATTTCCTGAACCTGTAAGTATCAAGTCACTTGCACCAGAGATGTTCCTTGCTGTTCCTGTGGTATCTATACTACTTGCTAACACTAATGATTTGTCACCGCCATCAGTAACAGAACCAGTATAAGTCAAAAGACCAGAACATTCCATCCTCTGTCCATTGAAATCTAAAGTATCTCCATCACTTACTGTTACGGCATCAAACTCCATATCCCCTGTAAGTTGTATTGTAATATTATTACCACTAGTAGATTGATTATAATATCCTTCATCAGTTACTAATGCAGTTCGATAATCGCCATTTTCTAATAAAATAGTATGTCCATTTGTTGCACTCCAACCCCAATCATTACCTGTGTAAACCCACGGATTTAAACCTGAAGTATCTGCTGCTAAAACTTTACAGCCATTAGCCGCAGTCGCAAAGTAAATATTTCCTTGTCCTGAAGTAGGGCCAGTGATGGTTCCTGCTGCGGTTGAAGTTCCCATTGTGATGTAGGCAGGTTGTCTTACTGCTACACCATAAGTTCCATCGTTTGTAATTGTCCAAGTATTTTCGACAGTGAAATCTATAGCTACGTTAAGATAATTAGTAGTTGTGGAAGCTTTTAATTTATAAAACTCTAATGGGTTTGTAGGTGTAGCCCTTCCACTTGGACTATGAATCATTTTTATGTAAGGGTCGGCACCGTCAAATTCAACTTCACCATTGTTGTGAGAAAAATTTGCACCATCTTCAAACCTAAAATCACCTGCTATAAGTAACGAACCTCTTGGTGCTGATAAAGTTCCTGTATCCTCTACTATTAACGCATAATCTGAACCGTCAAGGTTAAGAGTGCCGTTATGATATTTAGCATCTGGTAAATGAGTCGCAGTTGCCGCTCCTATTCCAGCCGTTGATTCGTCAGTTACTCCAGAGGTTGCGTCAAACTTATACCATAACTTATTAGGCGTTACTGCATTGGTATTAGAATAAAGTGAAGCTATTTGTTCTGCAGTTAGAACATAATCATAAG